CTGCGCTTCCACAAGGCGCGGTACATACTCCCAGTCCTGCGTTTCAAGCTGGCGGAGAATGGCCTGCACCCGTTCCAGAGCAGCCACAGCGTGATAATCCACAAGGCCTTGACTGCGCAGACGGCCGATCTCGTTGATGATATCTGTTTCGGCACGCAGGTACAGCCGGATGAGCCGTTCCAGTTCCCGGTCAGGGGATGCACGGGCAAGGGTGGGCATAGGCTTCCTCCTGAAAATGGGCAAAAGAAAAGCGCCGGACTTTCGTCTGATGCTTGTACTGTTAAATTAAATGCAGGGCACTGTTTCCTTGATCGTTTTGAGGAAAGCAGCGGCCTTTTTCATCATGCTGTTTTCCTGCAAAAACTCAATGCCTTTCTGCGTAATGCGAAGGTCAATGACTTTGACGCTGACAGCGGAGCCGATCGACGCAGGGAAAACAAGCCCTACAATATAGCCTTCTTCTGTCAGGCTGCGCATGATGTTGAACCAGTACCCCACGGGGATATGAAGAACATCCGCTGAAATGCAGTCCATATCAGGCCGTTCGCCAGCTTTGAAGCAGGCGTAGAGATATGAAAGAATGCGATATGCAAGAACAAAGTAATCATCCTTGGCCATAGGTCAATTCTCCTCAAGGTCTAGCCCATCGTCGCCCGGAGTAAGCCCGTCCGGGGCAACTTCATCGAAGTATTCGATAAGTTCTTTCATGCTTGCATCCGGGTGCTTTTGTGCATACTCAAGCATCTCGTCCTCAACCTGATATCCTGCCGGTGCATTCAAAAGCCAAAGCAAATTATTTTCGTCCTCATAGGACATCTCGACATCAGAGGCAGGTTCATAGTGCTCACGAACATACTGCACCCATACAGATTCCTGCTTGCTCATTTTTTCCTCCTGTTCGTGATTGGAATGCGCCGTTCAACGCTCAGTCCACCAAAGCCATCTGCAGTAACGTGGTACTGATAATTGGCATCCCGAATAATGACCTTTTCACCAGCCAGAAGCCCCGGGTACTGCGTGTTCAACACACCGGTGAGCCTTGCATAGGTCTTGGGCTTGAGCTGAATTTTGCTCTCGCTCCTCTGCGGAGACGGTGCGTACTTGGTTTTCTCTATTTTACCGCTCCCGCCGCCGCTTGTAAAGCGTCCGTCGGAGGGGTCGTGGCGGGAGTTGAAATCGAATACCGAGGTGTCCGCAGTAGGAACCTCCATTCCGGTCAGATTTTCTGTCAGCCCCGCCAGCGGGTCGCGCAGGGCGGTCACGTCCTGATAAGTCTTGCCCGCATTAGCGGCAATGGCTTCATCGGTGATACTGCCGAACATGCCGGTCTCATCGCTCAGGCGGCGCAGCTCCTGCTGTGCAGCGGGCACATCCAGCAAGCCGGACTGAAACGCACTAACGATGCTGTCAGCCTTGATTTTGGCAATGTCGGCGGTCTCTTTTGCGGTTGGTGTCCACAGCGGCGGGAAGCTGAGGTCTGCATCTTCCAGCTGGATGCCTGCGGAACGGGCCAGAACAGGCAGCAGCTTTTCCAGAACCGGGCGCAGTCTGCTTTCCCGCAGGGTATCCACATAGTCGTAGTAGTTCTTCAAATCGCTTTCGCCGGTGGCGTTCATGCCGGCAGGAGAGCGTCCGAACAGCTTCGTCATAGGGTAGTGGGATGCGCCGCACAGGTTCAGGCACATGCTCTCGTACACTTCCTGCAGGCCGGTGAAGGTGTACTGTGTATTGTTGATCTTGTTGCCCTGTTCCACCAGCTGTACACCAAAGTTGGAGCGCAGCACACTCTGGGCCTGCATGGTGTTCCAGAAGCGCCGCTGCACATCCGGGCTGGAAAGGGAAAGCAGCTGTTCCAGACCCTTGACCTCCATGGTGTTGATGTTGGCCTGAAAGGTCAGCGCCGCCATGTTGGCCGAAACATTATCGTGAGCCACCACATCCTTGTACAGGGCTTCCACCTCGGATTCGCCCCAGTAAAGCTCTGCCTGCCGTTCCAGATCCGGCAGCTCCCGGCCCACAAACCGCACGACGCGGGAGTGATGCACCCGCGCGACGATGTGCCCGGCGGAATCGTTGATGGAGTAGAACGTAGGCACCACTTCGCCGCCCTCAAAGGTCAGTTCCGGTTCCGGCGAGATGCCCTGCCAGCGGTCGAGGATGTACAGCCCACGGAAACTGCCCGGTTGGATGCTGTCGGGGTCCAGCGGCTGGGAAAGATCGGTCTGCCCGGCGATCAGGATCAGCCCGGCGGCACCGCCATACAGGCGACCCCATTTCAGGCCGGTGGAAATACATCTGCGCAGACCGGCGCGCTGCTCAGCACGATGCAGAGCTTTCAGCTGATCGGGCGCAGCGTCCTTGAGTTCGTACCATTCCCGCAGCATATCGTCCACCATCAGGCCAACAACATTCTGCACGACCCAGTTTTCACGGTAGAGGCTGTTGAGCAGCGCATAGTTGCCGGTCATTCGGGTGAGCGGATAGCTGGTGGCTTCCAGCGGGCTCTGGCTGCCATAGCCCAGCCGGAACAGCGGGTTGGAGAAAGCATCCAGTGTCAGGGTATTCGGTTGTGTGCCCCCGGCGGGGCGGTTCTTGTTACGCCTGGACATGCTCAAACCTCCAATCAGGCAGGGAATTTACAAAATAGCGCAGGGCATCCATTGCGTGGTCGTTCTCCTTTACGGGTTTCTCCACGCCCAGCAGTGCAGCCTTATCGTCCCAGCGGTAAAGGCCAAACTCGTCCAACAGACCGGTGCAGGCTTTGTTTACCAGAAGGCGGCGCTTGGAGATCAGGGTGCTGCACCGGCGGATGCCGTTCAGTACATCGTTGTTGGCTTCCATGACATAGACGCCGCGCTGGCGCAGTGCGGTGATGAAAGATGCCGCCGACGGGTCCACATAGGCCGCACAGGGGCTATTCCCCATAAAAGCCATGAAATCGTCGGCATACTCTTCATCGGTTTTCTGGCGGCGTTCCTTGCGGCCATCCCATCGGTTTACACGTGCCAGCTCCCTCCGTGAGGGAGCCTGTTAAAACGGGATATCACGGTTATCCAGCACCATCTGGAACACCTGCGGCCATGCGGCGATCAGACAGCCCTCTACAAAGTCAGCGGGGTAGTCCTTGATGGGCATATCCTCCGGGAAATAGCCCCGTTTGCCCACAACGCCCTGCAGCTCTTCACAGCTGACCTTGTTGGCGCTCATCAGAGCGGCCAGCTTTTCGGGCACGCCCAGACTGAGCAGAACATTTTTCTCGGAGCTTTCCTGCAGCGGTGCGGGCTGCGGCTGAGCCACCGGCTTTGCTTCCTGCTGCGGGCTGGACAGGATATCGGCTTCCGGCTGGGAACGCGGCTGCGGTTCCAGTTTCGGTGCCTGTGCAGACATTGCGCCGGGGATGCAGGCGGCAATGCTGGCATAGTCAAAGGGTACTTCCTCCGGCAGGTCAAAGCGGTTTTTGGCATCCCAGCAGGGGTGATGCGCGGTGTACAGTACACGCCTGCCGCCGCTGGCCTTGCTCTTGGCGTTCTTGCCGTCGCCCACCTTTTCCACAACGGTCTTGTAGTTGGCAAACAGCAGCATATCGCACCACTCGCGCAGCAGCGGGGCCACCTGTTTGGAAGTTTTCATGCTCCAGCGGTCGTAGTTGCCCACGGCATCCGGCTGCTCAAATTTGGTAATAGCGGCATGGGCCAGCACCACCACGTTGTGCCCGGCCTGCAGCACCTCTTCCAGCGCGTCCAGCAACTTGCCGAACTCTTCCTTAACATAGGTGTAGCCCTTGCCGTAGCCGAAATCCTCGATGCCGTTCACCTTGGCTTTGGCACACACGGCCTGAATGCACAGGCGTTCAGCCCAGTCGGCGGTATCAATGACCAGCGTGCCGCAGGGGACACTGCCCTTGCGTACCTCGGCCACCTCATCCAACAGCATGGTCCAGCTGGTGGGTTGGGGCAGGCGCTTGACGTTCAGCCGCTTGGTGCCGCCCTCGGTGTCGATGAAAACAGGATTCGGGAAATGGGATGCAAAGGTGCTTTTGCCGATGCCTTCCGGGCCGTACAGCACGGTCTTGACCGGCGAATTCTGGATGCCGGTGGTAACTGCATATTTGCTCATTTAGAACGCTCCTTTCGTCCAGCTTTTCTGCTGGGGCTTTTCGGTGACGGGCGGCAGGGAAGTTTCGGCATCCTTCACCATGCCGTCCTCAATGATGATCTGGCATTCACTGCCAGTGGAGACCCGGGTGGCAATGGCCTGCAGGTGTTCTGTTTCCAGCCATGCGGAAAACTCCTGCAGGGTGGTCATGTCCATCTGTTCCAGCTTGTCCAGCAGCACGAAACCGCAGTCCGGGTTCAGGCGGCGGACGATGGCGGCGGCCACCCGCAGCTGGTCGCTGCCAGACATGTCCCGCCAGTGCTTGCCTTTATAAGTAAGGGCACCGTCCTCCACGCTCAGCTCCGGCAGGGGCAGGTCGGCACCGTTTAGCAGGGCCATGCGGTCGGCCCGCTTCCGGGTGATGGCTTCGGTGAGATTGTCGTAATCGCTGGTATACCGGGCGGCTTCGTCCTCGGCCCGGGATTTTTCCAGATTGGCCCGCACCTTCTGGTTGATCTCCTCAATGCCCCGGATGGAAGCTTCCAGTTCGGCGGTGGATTCGTCCTGAAGTTGGGCGACGGTCTTTTGAGCGGTTTTCCGCTGATTGAACAGGCGGGTGTGCTTGGCGTCGAGCTCCTGATACTGTTGTTCCAGCTCGGCAATGCGTTCACGGGTGCGTTTCAGTTCGGCCACACACTGCTGCTCCTGACGCTCAAGCTCTGTGTACTGTGCCCGCAGACGCTGATTCTCGCCGTTGCGGGCCAGAATTTCCTGCTGCTGGCGGATGAGGTCGGAGGCGCTGACCGGCTCCTCCGGGGCATCCGGGTAGGAGATCAGCTCCTCGGCAAAGTGCTTTTTCTGCGCGGCCAGCTGGCCGGTGAAGGTGCGCTTGTCGTACAGGGCCTTGATCTCAAGATCCCGGGTGTGGAGTTCGGTGCCGATGCCGATGATCCGCAGCAGGATGTCGGCTTTCTCCTTGTCGGATGCTTCCATGAAGCGGGGCAGATCCAGCGCCAGCGGCTCGATGAAGGCGTTGAGCAGCTGCTGGCCGCTGCGTCGCCCGGTAGGATCGGTGACGGTCAGACTGGCATTCTTGCCCTTGCGTTCCACCACCACACCGTTGGAAAGCTTGACCTTCAGATGCGCCGGAGCCACTGCGCCGTCCCGCTGGGCAGCGTCCGGGCGGAAACGGTCGCCGCCCAGTGCCCATGCAAGAGCATCCAGAACACTGGTTTTGCCCTGATTGTTGTTGCCGCCCACGATGGTCAGGCCAGTGGGCGACGGCGTGAGTGCAACGGCCTTGATGCGTTTGACGTTTTCGGCCTCTAAGGCCATGATCTTTACAGACATGCGGATACCTCCCCTTGAGCGGATGCGAGTGTGTGCACGAACTGGTTGATTGCGGTCTCCCGCTGGTTATCCGGCAATTTGCGGAACTGCATTTTGGCGGACTGAACGATGCTGGTAATGGAACGGCCTGCCAGAATGATGCTGTCGTAGGCATCGCGGGCATCCTGTTCCTGCTGTGCCTTATAGTCCGCAGTCATTCCGGCCGCGATCTCGTAAGCTTTTTCGCCTGCCCGCCGGTCTACCTCTTCCTCATCCACCACAGCGGCGATGGGCTGCTTTTTCAGGGCCGCATTTTCTTCTTGCAGCTTATCCGCCCGGAGCTTGGCCGCTTCGGCCACCTGCCGGGAGCCGGAAAGCTGGCCCTCGGCATTTTTGGCCCGGGCTTCGGCCTTGCTCTGCATCTTCCATGCTTCCTCTTCGCGGGCCTCGGCAGAGTCGGCGCGCTCTTTCAGCTGGGCGTTCTGCTCTTTCAGGCCGCTGATGTCGGCAAGAGCGGATTCGTAGCGGCTTTCTGCTTCTTCCCGCTTTTCCGTGTCCTTATGGGTCTGGGCTTCGGCGCTTTTCACCAGCTCCTTGAAATAGGCATTTTCCTTGCGGGCGTTCTGAGCGGACTTCTCGGCGGCATCGGCGCGCTCTTTTTCGGCCTTGAGCTGGGCCATAAGCTCCTGATACTCTTTATAAGTAGTGATGTCACCGGTAAAAACGGCTTGCTTGACCACCTCCGGGGTGCTGGGCTTGGCCGCAGCATACAGCAGCTTCAGGGGCTGCACGTCCAGAATGGACTTGCCTTCAATCTGGATATTGCCGCACAGTGCGGCAATATTTACAAGGCGGTCACCGGTATCCCGGCTGATGCCGACGGTTGCACACCATTTGCCCCATGTGCCATTTTTGTTGTTAGCGCACAGGTCATGGGCGCGTTTCGCGGCCATGATACGGGCGGTAGTGCTAACGATAAAGGTCTGCGCATCCTGCAAAAGCAGGGCGTTTGTCTGGTCGTCTGCACCAAAGTCAAAGGTGGGTGCGGCGGGATTACTCAAAGAGCTGCCGGAGGTGGCGGATAGTGCAGCATTCTTTCCGGTTGCATTGCCCGGAGCATCGGAGCCGCTGGCAGCATCTGCCGTCTCCGTCGTAGGGCTTGACCCCTCCGGCGCTGCCGGGGATGCAGCAGTTTGGCTTTCCGCAGCAGTGGCAGCATCCAAACACTGTGTGGATGGGGTAGGGTGTTCTTCCACCGGTTCAACGGGCGCGTTCCTACAGGGCTTGGCATTTTTCAACGCGTCCAGCATTGCGCAGTCGATTTCGTACTCATCCAACGGGGCGAACTCCGCGCCATTGGTCAGAAACGCCTGTGGGGTCAGATTCTTGTCTGCTGCCTTGGCCCGCTCGAATTTCTGCGTCATGAGGTGGCTTTCTTTCCAAATGCTGCCGTTCCAGTGCCAGAGCCGTCCACGGTAATAGGCATAAACCGTCTCGTTGGAAAGTTTGGAACTGATGATGTAGTCCGTCATACCCGCACCTCCGTGTCCTTGAGGCGGTCCAGCATCTCGGCCTGCACATCCTTGCTCATGGGCTGGATGTTGTTGCCCTTCCAGCCATAGCAGAGGATAGGGCCGTAGATATGCTGGCCGCGATAGATACGGTTCAGGTCTCTGCCCATGATGCCGTACACCAGCACCGCCGGGGTGCGGGGCAGTACGATCATCTCACTGCGGGTGCCCAGCCGGTTCTCAATGGCCCACAGGCTGTCCGGCAGGGTGGTGACTACCGGCTCTTTGCCCGGTTCGATCAAAATTCCTTTCATTGTAAAACCTCCGATTTTGTGATATCATCAAAGGTGATGGGGCTTTCAAATTCCATCACCCTTTGGGCTCGTCGGTGTTGGCGCACCGGCGGGCTTTTTTCGTATAGTGCGTACCGGCGGCAGGCTGTCCACCTCGCTGCGGTCGATATGTTCCCGCGCAAATGTGTACTTGTAAGTTCGATGGCTGCCACTGAGCCCATGGCTGACGGCAGACGCAAAGCTGTTCGCGCTCTTGTAGCCCAGCCGCCGGGCACACATCTCGGACGTGCCGGATGCCAGCAGATCGCCGGTCTTTGCGTCCCAGACGGTGTACCACATGACGCGGGCAGGTTTTTCATTATGCGCCCTGTAATCCCTGCAATATTGGTTGTGGCGCTCTCTGCGGCAGGAAGCGCAAAAGCGCAGGTTGCCAGCAACATTTTCCATCACCTTGCCGCAGTCCAAACAGACGCGGGTAAAGTGCTTTCCTTTATTCATGGGTGGTGTCAGCCCGCCTTCCTGCCGCTCTTCACGGTGTTGCGGGGCTGCTGGTGCACCTTGCGGCGGCGTTTCTCACGTGCTTCGGCGGCAAAGCCCAGCCGCATGAAGAAGATCGCCAGCAGGATCAACACCATGGCCGTGACGAACGCACCGTCCGAGACGGTGCCAAGGGTCTGAAAGCTGCCCTCCAGCCCCAGGCCGTACAGCAGGCCCACCACAAAGCAGGCCATTGCCAGCCAGTACCAGACAAAGGATTTAATCTTCATGCGGATTCATCCTCCCTGCTCATTTCCGGGAAGAAGAACTTCCCGATCTCGTCCTGCTGAATGTCCAGCAGTTCACACATTGCCGCGATCTCTGCGCTCGTCCACGGCTGGTTCCCGTGCATCCTGCCGCTCATGGTGTCACGGCCAATGCCGATGTACTCAGCCACTTCCTGATCGCGGTAGCCGCAGCTGTGGAACCGTCCCCGCAGCTTCCAGTACGGGATCTGCTTGAAAGTGCCGCGAATGGTTGATGCGTTCAACATTTTATTCCTCCTTCTTTTTGGCGGGCAGCCCATCCAGCAGGCTGTCCATCAGGGCAGCGTAGAACGGGTAGCCTTTGGCGACGATGGTCAGGCTGTCAATGGCGCTGGTGAGGTAGCTCTGGGAGCCGCGCACCACGTTCTCCATGGTGCGCACCGTGTCGCAATGCTGGCCGTAAATGGCCTTGAACTCACCGCACAGGGCCTTGACCTTCATATACTTGGCCTTGCTGTCCTCGCGGCTCTTGCGGCACTCATCCAGAAAAGCGGTGTTCTTGTCCAGTTTCTTCCGGGCTTCGATCACCCGGTCGATGGCGCTCTGGATGTTGGCGTCCTGCACGGCCTGCTGCTCTTTGTGCTGCGCGGCCAGCTGCTTCTCCATCTGGTTGAAGGCCTCGATGTACTTGAGCTTCCACTGCACGGCTTCCTTGCCGGTAAAGCCCATGGCCAGCAGGGAAAAGCCGTCGCGGTTCATCAGGTACATGGGGTACTTCTGGTGGTTCTGCGGGTGGGTGTACTCAGACTTGAAGAACATGGGGGTCTGTCCATTTTTGGACACCCCTTCTTCGAGAGCTTTGATGTCTCTCAAAACATGGTTGTGTTCCTTGCCAAAGCGCTTGGCAACGTCCCGGCTGGATGCCACTGGTTCGCCGTTCTGGGTGGATAAGATAATTTCGTTCATGGTGAATATGTACCTCCTTGTGGGTGACTCCCTTCTGCGGTAGAATAGGGCAGAAGGGAGGTGATAAAATGCAAAATTTTTACAAGTTGAGCTCTGCAGCTCAGACGGCAGCATACCAGCTGTCAGAATTCAGCAATTATGTGTCCGAAGCAGCGAAAATGGCGGATTCTGTTCGCATGGTGAGCAACCAGATGAAATCGATTTACCAAACCGCAGAATGGAACAACATGGCGTACCGCTTGGCGAAAGATGCCAGATTATGTGTGCCAGAGTATCAACTATCCAATCTCGCCAAGAATCTGGCTGGTCAGGCCAGAGCAAATCTCAATTTCACCAATCAGATTTCGGCGCTCTACGGATCGGCAATGGAAAGTCCCGCTTTCCGGTTATCGACAGAAATGCTGAATTCCAATGTGCTAAATCTCACCACCGCACTCCGAACAAGCAACATTACAAATCTTTACTCAAATGCTGCGGCTTTTGCGGATCAGTTAGACTCGATATGGAGCGAAAGTACTTACAGCGAAAAAGAATCCGAAACCGTGCCGCTGGCAAGTACTCAAGCTGTTCTGGATGAAGTCGAACCACTTCTACCTACAGAGGCGGTTGAAACTATCAACGCCAAAATCGCCGAAGTAAAAACTCCGGATAATGCAATCCCCCAAAAAGACTGGGTTGGAATTATCAGCATCATCGTTACAATTCTTCTGTTTTTGGCAGGTCAGGCATTGTCCAGCGAACATGACAAAAAGGAAGAATCTTCATGGTCTGCAACGGCAGAATATCAACAGGAAATGCTCGAAATACAGCGAGAGGAAGCAGAAAGGTCAGAAAACTTCAGACAGCGCACGGAGGAGCATTTCAAAATCGTTGAGGATACGAATGAGCGAATCGCCGAGGCTTTGGAGATGCTCGCCAACCAGAGCGTTGAATTGGATGATCGAGGTCAAAGTGTCCTCGATTCGGATGATTCTCAAGATGATGCAGAGGATTAAGATTCCATACAGGCCGCTCAGCAGGAACAAGCCGATGCTGAGGATTGACCTGCTCCGTTTAAGCTCCTGAACTTCCTTTTCTATCTTCGCCCAGCGTTCCGGTTCCAGCGGTTCGCCGGGCTTTTTGTTATTGTTCATGTGGTTTACATCCTTGTGTGCACCTCATTCCTGCGGTAAAATGGAGAAAAAACAAGAAGGAGGTGGTAAAAATGAGCGAAAATAAAGAAATTGAAAAGCTTACAGGTTATCATCGTGAAGCTGCGAAGATGGCTGCTTTTACCTCTGTGGTAAAGCAGCCAGACTGCAGCCAGCTTACAGAAGAACGGTTGAAAGCTTTACTTGATGCCTGCGACCACTCAAAAAGCTCGTATGCTGAGGAAGCGGCTTCCGAAGACCTGCGTGAACTGCGAGAAAAATTTGAGCAGAGCCAGAAAGAACATTGCGAAGTTCTGCACAAGTTGCAAGAACAGCATGATGCAGAGATGAGAGATCAGGCCAAAGAAAATAGATTCAACCGAGTATGCAATGTGATCGCAATTTTGATTGCGGCTGCATCGATGTTCATTTCTTTAGTAAAATGACAATCAATGCCAGAATCTGGATGCAAAGAGCAAATATCTGCATTTCGTGGTTCTTCATCTTCTTCACCTCCTTTGGATGGCTGGCAAGTATGTATTTTTCACTATGGATGTGCTATCATAAAGACACCCCAAAACGGAAGGAGGTGAAAAAACATGAGCTTGTCATTGACTAAAATGGCTGTTCTTACTGGATATGCAAATACCATTTCCCTCAAAGAATTTGCAAAGAACCGTTTATTTCTGGTGACACCTGCTGGCATGATCAGCGGTATCCCCGTATTTGATGAGGAAAATAGCAATCCGAACATTGCCGTTGCGCAGACAGTTAACTCCTCAGCTCTCAAGGCCGTTTCCAAAGCTGCTTCTGCTGAAGAAGAAAGTCCGCAGACGGGTGAAAGCTGTGAGTTTATTCTGCTAAAGGATGCTCGTCTGGAAACCACAAGTCCCGTTGTGAATTTCCCTGTTCTGACTGTCTTTTGTGACCAGATCATTGCTGTGACCCTTGGCACTGATCTCACCAATGGCTAACACCTCGCGATTTTGCCGCCCTTGTACCGCTAATACAAGGGCGGCAATTTCTTTGGGTTCACCAATGATTTTGATTTTCATGTTTTTCACCTCCTTTTGGATGAATTAAATAATCTACTTTAAGTAGATACACTGGCGAAAAAAATTTGGTCGATGGGAATGCCGACGACCTCACTGATTCTTTTCGCGGTGGCGACGGTAGCGTCTTCGGGCGATTGCTCGATTTTGCGGTATGTATCGCGCGAAATTCCGAGCTTTTCTGCCATTTCACGCTGTGTGAAACCGGCGTACTGGCGGGCTTGTTTAACGGTGAATCCCAAGTTCACACCTCCTTTCGTCTGGGTTCGAGAATACTATACTCCACTTTTAGTAGAATGTCGAGAACTTAAAGTAGAAAATTTTAAAATAAATGTTGACATAGCTCTACTTTTGGTGTAATCTCTACATATAAGGAGTGATTCAATTGAGCATCGCTGAAAATATTAAAAAAATCCGATTGGAACACGAGCTATCACAGGCTGACCTTGGCAAGATTGCAGGTGTCAGCGACAAAGCGGTGTCCACTTGGGAACTCGGGATAAAAATACCTCGCATGGGCGCAGTGGAGAAAATGGCAAATTACTTTGGTATCCCCAAAAGTGCAATTTTGGATGATGCCCAGCCCGCTCCTGCATCCCGTCCCATCCCCCCGGGCTTTGAGCCGATGCCAAAGATGAAGAAGATCCCGCTGATCGGCAGCATTGCCTGCGGGGAACCCATCACGGCAGAGCAGAACATTGAAAAAATGGTGGACGTGCCGGAGAACATCCGGTGCGATTTTTCCCTGACCTGCCACGGTGACAGCATGGTGGATGCCGGCATTCACGATAAAGACGTGGTGTATATCCGCATCCAGCCGGAGGTGGAGAACGGAGAGATCGCCGCAGTGCGCATTGATGGCGAAGCCACTCTCAAGCGGGTATATTACAACCCCGGCACGCTGACCCTGATGCCTGCAAACCCGGCCTATGCGCCTATGATCTATACTGGCTCCCAGCTGGAAGAGGTGCACATTGAGGGCAAGGCCGTAGGCTGGACGCACTGGGTAGGGTGATTTTGGATTATCGGAGTCATTCCAGTCTATATAGCGAAGGAGTGTTATGTATGAAGAAAACTATGAAAAAGACCGCTGCAGCGCTGTGCATTGCCGCAACGCTTGTATCTGTGGCAGCGCCGGCAATGGCTGTCAGCCCAGCAGAATATATGAGCACAGCCGCTCTTGAAGAATGCAATACTGCGACGGTAGCGCAGGTGGAAAGCCTGATCAACCAAATCGGAACCGTCACGACTGCCCGCCGCCCGGCAATTGTGGCTGCCGTAAATGCCTATAATGAATTGGACGATGCAAGCAAGGCGCAGGTCAGTAACTTTGCGGTTCTGGCTGAAGCCCAGCAGGTGCTGGGACTGAAAGACGCTCTTGCAAAGCTGAAAATCAGTTACGATAAGGTCGAGGACGCAAGAAGCTATGTGTCACCCACGGAAGACCGACTGAGCAATCAAGGCAAAAGCTATATACTGCCCTTCTTTGTAAATGGCAGCACCAATGATCCGTCAATGTTTTTCATGGTTCTGTGTAGCGGCAACAAATATGTGTACTTGGACACGATTACGATTCGCGCGGGCGAGTATAAATATACCTACACGATTGATTGGACAGATGTGGATCGTGGCTATGATGGAAAGCAGTATTGGGAACTGACCTCCTTTGTAGGCGATGATGAAGATATCCAGTGGTTTAAGAATATTTTGAGCGCTGATGAAATCATTATCCGATACAGCGGCGATGGTGGCAGCATCGACCACACAGTCACCCCCGAAGAGCGTCAGGCAATTACGGATGTCTTGAACGCATATGATCTGTTCAAGGCAGCAAGCCCGACTGTACGCGCAAAGGCTTTGAATAACTGATGTAAACTAAACAAAAACGCCCCCGGTGCGCCAACGCAAAGCATGGTGCTTGCGGATCAGCAGCTGGAGGAGAAGGTCATTGAAGGGCTGGCGGTAGGGTGTTGCCGTGGGTTGGTGTGAAAGGATAGAGGATGGAAAATAACTTTCAGTTTTTGATATATCGCTCTGCGGAGGAAGATGTTTCGATCAATGCCGTTGTGAAGGACGAAAGCATCTGGCTGACACAGCAGGGCATGGCCGAATTGTTCGGCGTACAGAAACCTGCTATCAGTAAACATCTTAAAAATATTTTTGAAGAAGGCGAATTGGACGAAAAAGTGGTTGTTTCCAAAATGGAAACAACCACACATCACGGTGCTCTGGACGATAAGACGCAGACCAGAGAAACAAACTTCTACAACCTCGATGCCATTATCTCTGTGGGATACCGTGTCAACTCCCGCCGGGCTACGCAGTTCCGTATCTGGGCTACCGGCATTCTCAAAGAGTATATGACCAAGGGCTTTGTGCTGGATGACGAGCGCTTGAAGCAGGGCAAGGACGCTTTCGGTAAGGATTATTTCCGTGAGTTGTTGGAGCGTGTTCGATCCATCCGCGCCAGTGAGCGCCGGATCTGGCAACAGGTGACGGATATCTTTGCAGAGTGCAGCATCGACTATGACCGCAACGCGCCGGTGACCAGGGACTTCTATGCCATGGTGCAGAACAAGTTCCACTATGCGATCACCGGCCAGACGGCGGCAGAGATCGTGTACAGCAAGGCCGACCACACCAAGGAGCACATGGGGCTAACCACATGGAAGTACGCACCAGAGGGGCGTGTGCTCAAATCGGATGTGTCCATTGCAAAAAATTACCTGTCCGAGAAGCAGATCCGGCAGCTGGAACGCACCGTTTCCGGTTACTTTGACTATATCGAGGATCTGATCGAGCGGGAAAATACCTTCACTATGGAACAGTTTGCTGCCAGCATCAACGAGTTTTTGTCCTTCCGGCGGTACGATATTTTGCCGGACAAAGGCAAGATATCTGCCCGTCAGGCAAAGCAGAAAGCGGAAGCCGAGTATGATCTATTCAACCCCACGCAAAAGATCGTGTCGGATTTTGACCGGGCGGTGAAAAATCTGAAAAACTGAGGCAGTATACAAACTTTGCACATTGCTCAATAAAATAAATGCCGCTGCGTCACCAATGCAGCAGTTACGAAAGGAAGAAAATGGAAGAATATAATTTTCAGCTTGTTGAAAAAATCAACCAGCAAGTGCATGTTGTTCAGGTTCCTGATACCTGCTCGTTTTGGATGATCCGGACAAAGTCGGGTGCATACTACAGCGAATACATTCATAATGGGTATATCGCAATTGGCTGGAATGCAGTTCTTCAAAGTAATATCACACAAGATACAGAAGAAAAATTGCGTCAAGCAGTAGAGCTAAATTACGCTGATAAACGGCCAGGTGCCGCTATAAACAAATGCTATAGTTTTGCGAGCGAAATGCAGGCTGGCGATCTGGTTATGATTTTGGGCGATAAAAGAGTCGCCTTCGGAATAATTGGAGAATACTTTGAAAAACAGGACATTCAGGATCCAATAAAAAAAGAATTAGAGGCAGACGCCCAAATTGCTGCGGGCTTTCATAAGCAAAATAGAATTGAATGTCCTTATGTGAAGCGTCGAAAAGTTCAAATTATAAAAGAAGTCGAAGAGCTCAGACTGACACCAATGCTGGCGCGTGCAATGCTGAACCACCATAGTTTGTCCACAATCAGTGACTATGCTATTCCAGTTTTAAACACTTGTTTTGATTTGTATGTTTACAACGGAGAAACCCATGCCGTTTTTCGCGTGAATACAAAAAGAAAAATAAAAGGTCGTGATTTTGCGACATTTTGTTATTACATAACTGAGATTTTTTCTGTTCTTAATGAAGATGAAGACATTTCAATAACAACGAATTTGAATTCTCCGGGAGACTATGTTGTTGCATTCTCTCAGGGAATGGATTTTATTCAGGAACATTGGTTTGCGTTCTTATTTATCTTTGCGGTGCTTTTTGGCGGTAGCTATGAAGTGTCAGGGCTGAAAATTGATATTCCGTCTGTTAGAGGGTTGATCAAATGGGTATGCAACCGCAAACATGATAACAGCATTAAAAGTTTGGAAGCAGAAAAGTTAAAAAAAGAAATCAGCGGAATTGATCTGGATAATGAATTAAAACGTATTCAGATTGCCAGAGAAAAGGAAGAAAGTGTTCTTCAAAAAATGCCGACAGACCAGGAATTGGAAAAGCTGCAAAAAGCAAGTCGAGCTCTTGAACTTCAAGAGCCCGACTCTAAAGTGGTTATTTTTCCTTCGTCCAATGAGGGAAATCATAGGGACGGTAGTTCTTGAGAAGAATCAACGAAAAAATAACAAGTAAAAGTTCGACTGTAAAAGGAATAAAATCGTGAAAAAAGAAAAAAGTGAGAAATTTACAAGAGGCCCCCAAAAGAATAGCAAGAAAAAGCACATAGGAAGTAATACGATATAGAATGTTCAACAGCTTCCACATAGGGCAGTCTCCTTTCTCCATGGTGATTGTATCATAAAGTAGTCACCATTGAAAGACGATTCACGATTTTCGCACACAGAGGGATTGTATGAGCTTTCAAAATAATCTTCGTGAGTTGAGGTCTGAAAAGAGGCTCACTCAACAGCAACTTGGTGAAATCTTTCATGTCAGCCGGACTACAATATCGAATTATGAAACAGGAAAAATGGAACCAAGCATTAAAATGATTCTGGATATTTCAAGATACTTTGAAGTTTCTGCGGATTGGTTGCTTAAATAAAAACCTCCCCCAGCGCGCTAATGCCGAGGGAGTTAAGATAAGCGGCTCACCCTTGCGGGGTCATCGCACACTCGACACTGCGATTATACCTCTTTTGGGCGGGCTTGTCAAAGTGTACCCTTTTGGAGGTGAAAACAATGAAAAAGAGGACAAACACAGCGTTTTGGGTCGAGAAGGAAAAGCGTTGGTGCATTGCGGTGCAGAAGAACGGCACCCGCAAACGGTTTTACAGCAGCACGCCTGGCCGCACCGGCCAGCGGGAAGCCAACGCAAAGGCCGATGCCTGGCTTGACGATAGCATCAGAGACGGAAAAAAGAAGGTAGCTGCCCTCTATGCCCAGTGGGTAGAAGAACTGAAGCTGACTTGCGGGACATCCTATGTGACACAATGCCAGCGTTACGGGGACTGCTATATCCTGCCGACCTGTGGGAATATCCGCATTGACGAGTTAACCGAGGGCGATCTTCAAAAGGCCATTGACGTTTCGTTCCGGAAGCGCTCACAGAAAAAGAACCAGCGCAAGCCCATCTCAAACCAGCCGTTGAGCCGAAAGACGCTTATGACGATCCGGGCTGCGGAAACCGCCTTTGTCAAGTGGTGCCGAAGGAACAAGTACACGACACTCTACCCCGACCTGTCTATCCCGAAGAATGCCAGGATGGGGAAACGCACGATCTTGCAGCCCACCGCCCTGAAGGTTCTGTTTAGCGTAGACACCCGCACCTACTATGGAAAGCTGGTATTTGATGAATATATCTACGCCTACCGTTTTGCAGTTGCGACCGGCCTGCGCCCCGGGGAGCTGATTGGTCTCTGGTATGGTGACATCAAAGGGAACACGGTCAACCTTCGGCGAAGCATCAACGTGTACCGGGAACAGACGACCGGAAAAAACGAAAACGCAATCCGCTCTTTTGACATGGGCAAGGAAGCTCGCGAGGCATACGAGGCACAGGTGCAGCTTCTGAAGGCTCAAGGTATACTTTTGAACTACAATACCCCGCTGTTTCAGATCCCGTCAGAACACGCGCTCTATCGCCGCTGGGAATCCTATCAGGAAGCAAACGGGCTTGAGCCGAAAGTTTCACTTTACGAGCTGCGGCACACCTTTGTCAGTGTTGAATCCAGCGTCCTGACTGACAGCCAGCTGAAGATGCTCGTGGGCCATAGCAAGAACATGGACACTGCCGGAGTGTATCGGCACGAGCTTGACGGTCAGAGGGAAGATCTTGCTGCCGCTACCACCGCGGCATTCAAAAAGGCACAGGCCTGA